CTGTTACTTCTGGTTCTGTTACTTCTGGCGCTACGTTATCAGCCTGTGGCTGCTCTGCCGCTGGTGCTGTCTGCCGCGCATACTCGCGTTGCTTTTCTAAGTGAGCTTCCCATGCAGTGTCATCAAATTCTTTAGGTAGAGCAGAGGCAAAGTCTATATCTTCTTCACCTTCTTCAGACTTGTACCGTTTTAGACGCTCATCGAGTGCATTGATAGACTCTTCTGATTGATAATGCTTAGGGTCCGATAATTCTGCATAAAGCTCTGGATGGTCTTCAGGAGTTACACCCGCAAGCTCAAGCCCGTTCTCCATGTCTACTTTACGATCTCTTTCTGAAAACCCTTGTGGTTGCGTAGGCTGTGTTGGTTCTACTGCGGGTTGTTCTGGGGCTGAAGCTTGTTCACCTTTACCGCTTATTGCAGACGCACCGCCACCCATAACAGTACCTAAGATAGAACCTAGTGTTGCATCGTCAACAGCTCCTTCAAGAAGTGTAGGTAAGTTAGTAGCACCTTTTGCATAGTTGTCCCAGATACGCTCTTGCCCTGATTGAAGTGCTTCTTCTGCACCTTCACCTAACGTAGATACAAGGACTCGTTTAACAACACTGGGGTTGCGTGCAGCCTCTTCACCCATATCTCTAGCAAGTGTACCGTATAGAGTATCTTCTACGTTAGTACCGCCAGCTTTAGATACAAGCTTACCTGCAAACCGTCCAATAACTGCATCTAGTGCACCTGACCCTAAAGCGGCAAGCTCTCCTTTGCCTGAGAGTTCTTTATCTGGAGCTTCTGCGGTAAGTTTCTGGGCTTCTTGTCCCATCTGTGCAAAACCTTCACCAATACTCGGTGCGTACTTCGCCAGTGCAGGAACACCTTTAGTTAGTAGTTTAGCCTCTGCCCCGCCTGTAAGCATAGGGATAATATTCTCACCAACTAACTCAGCTACAGCAGAGGGGTTTTCTATAGCTGCACTTAGAATATTACCTGCACCTTTTGCTTCGGTTAGGTTTTTATAGGCTTGCTGCTGTTGAGGAGATGCGTTCTCTTGCAAATACTCCTTAGCTTTCCCTAAGTCAACACCGTGCTCACTAAGATACTTAGTTGCATTAACCCCTGGAAGTAGGTCTGCTAACCCTTCAACCTGTTGAAGCCCACTAATACCACTTCTACCCGCAGTAACACCTATATCTTTAGCGATATCAGCACCAGTACGAGAAGGGAGTTCTTGAGGCTCCTGCATTTGTGCCTGCATTTCACGGTAGTGGTTAGCTAATTCTCTAGCATCTTCTACATTACCCGCAGCATCAGCCTTCTCTAAAGCCGCACCAATTTCTTCTAACGTAGCCATAAAAGTCCTTTACTGTGAGTATTTATTTAGTAGGTCATTTAACTTAGGGCTTCCTACTGGTGCTGTAGGTTTAGGTGTAGGAGACCAATCTGTAAGTCTATCAATCAACCCGCGTTCTTTTGGTTCTTCAGGAGGAGGTACATATAATTCTATAGGGTGTCCTACATCTAACCCTTCTTTAGCAAACCGCTTAAGAGTAGTATTGATTTCATTTGTTTTTGATATAAGCTGATTAGTATAGTGTTTAACCGCACCTTCATCATCAGCTTCTTTAGCATTTTTCAGTAATGTACCTATTGTTGCCTGTTCTTCTTTAAGGGATGAGATTATCTGTCTACCTGACATAGGTTTTTCACCGTTTGCCCCCTCTTTACTTTTTAAATACCCTAAATACCCTTGATGATAACTAGCATCGTCAGCGGCTTTTTGTCTTTCGATACCTAACTTCTCTTTATCGATACCGTAACTCATTGCATTTTTAGCATGCTCTTCTTTAGCTTTTGCGCTTTCTAATTTTGCCGTGATGTTAGCTGCCCTTCTATGTTCAGCGCTTTCTGTACCAAATTTAATAGCAGCTAAAGCTTCTGCGCGTTGAGAGTCTTCAATCCTACTTCTTAAATCATCAAGTTTATCTGCGCGAGCGGATATTGCTTTTTTAGACTCACCGTAAGACTCAAGCCCTTTAGTTGCACCTGCACCAATGTTAGCAAATGCATTAGGAGACGTACCCGCCATAGTAGCAAGACCTGCTTGCATTAAAGCAAGCCAAGGCGCTTTGTCTTCCTCACCTTTAAGTGCCGCTTCTCTAGATGCAATACGCTCTTCCTGCTTTGCAATCGCTGGGTTAGTGCCTATTCTTTTCTTTTGCTGTTCTATAAGCACATCAGGGTCTATTTCGTTAGGCGCGTAAGAGCCTGCAAATGCACTTTCATCAAACGCTGGATATGTATCACCGCCCTCAGCAAACGCAATAATCCCACCCCCTGCATAGTCACTTTCATCAATACCACTAGGCAAAGAGTCAATCCCACGAGGTTCTGGAGCTTCTTCCACTTGGCGAGCCATGTGCTCTTGCATGACATCATTATGAGCGGCGTCTAGGATTTGCTGTGCTACGGGTGGTTTAGGTGCGCCTTGTTGAAGCGCTTGTTGCTGCGCCATCGCTTGCTTCTGCGCCATCGCTTTTTGTAGCATGGGGACTACAACATAGTCGGGTACACCGTTTTGGCGAGCTTTAAGTAGCTGGTCAACAGAATACATAGAAGGGGTATTCATCATCTTATTTTCCTCCTTTCATCGCGTTATACACCGCTAAGTCACCGATACCACCACTCTTAGCTTTAGGCTTTTTAATGACGCCGCCTTTCTTTTTAAATGCTTGGTATGCACCCACACCCGTAGCAGCCAAACCAGCTACCTGAGACAGAGGGTTTGGTGCTGGTGTAAACCCCGTTATATTTCCAGTCTGCACAGCGTTAAGTGCGTTAGCGTATCCACCCAAAATTTCCCAAGGGTATTTTTGTTGATAGTCATTTACAGCAATCGCGTTATTAATAGTCTGTTGCTCATTAGCTTGTCGCTGCGCACCATAGGCATTCTGCATCCCTGCAATCGATTGTTGCTGTGCAAGTTGTTGGTTACCAATACCCATTAACTGTTGACCTGAACTACCTGCAAGACCATACCCAGCCTGTGCTCCTTGAACACCTTGAAGACCTAATCCTGCACCTGACATGGCTTGTTGTTGACCGGATAACCCCGTTTGAGCGCCAGATAGACCATACTGCCCTGCGCCTGTAGCCGTAGTGACGCCTTGAAGTCCTGTTTGGGCACCTTGAATACCTGTGTTGTATCCTTGAAGACCGAGTTGTGAGCCTTGCAAGATATTACCTTGGGCTGTATCGTAGGCTGATTTATAGCCTTGACCGATGAGGTTTGCTTGCGCTAATTGATTAGACTGGTCGTTAAGGTTATTTTGCACCATCTGACGACTACCGCCATACGCCCCAGCTTGCGCTGCTTGTGAATTAGATTTCTGGTTAGCGATAGCATTCTGTTGGTCCATCAACGCAAGTTGAGGTTTCAGTGACGCTTCCAGATAAGGGTTCATGTAGGCGTTAACTGTCCCTGCATTAGTAGCTTTATTCTCGTAAGACTGACCGATACCCGCTCCAGCCGCGCCCATCACAGCACCAAGACCGCCGTAGTTCTGTGCACTATTACCTAGAATATTCGCATTCTGAGCCGCTGTATCAGCCGCCGCATTCCCTAATTGCGCCGAGTTAAGACCCGCTTTATACCCTGCACCACCATAGTCAAGAGCAGACGTTGCTGTATTAAGCCCTCCTGCGGCAGCAATATTAGATAAATCAGCCGCTGTTTGATTTTGCTCAGGTAGACCCATTTGAGCCGCAGACTTATAGGACAAATTCTGCAGTACGTCAGGCGCAGCGACATAAGCGCTGTAATCTACTACAGGTTTAGCACCTTCGTTTGTTTTAGTAGGGTCTGATAAATACGATGCCCCTGGGGCAACAGTGCCGTAGGGTTGATAAGATGTTAGCCCAGTAACGTCCATACCAAGATTCTTTGCAGCTGATGACAAATCCCCACCAGCAGCGTATTTCTTAACCTCACCACCATTTGCATAGGACGACATCTTAGGTTGATAAGCTGTTATCTCAGGAGCGGCTTTGCCGGGATTATCTGCAGTAGTGAACGCTTGTTTTGACATTGAGTTAAGCATCAGTTCATAATACGGTGCAAGCTCTTTAGGGATATTACGCTGTTGCACAGTTGTGTTCTGACCGCCCCCGCTTCCGCCACCATAAAATGTCGGTACGATATAGGTAAAGAAATACTTTTTAACATTTTTAATAATCATATTGATACTTCCAGTAAGGTACTGCGGGGTTGAAAGTCAAAGCGTTTCCAGAGTCTAACAATAGCAGGTCGTCCGTAGCCTTGAATCATTGTAGCTCCCCGTGCTTTAAATAAATTTTTTAATTGGTTGAAACTATCTTGACTGGCAATTAGTCTGCCGCCTACTGCTGTAATAAACGCAACTCGATGCAGTGGGTAGTTAATATACGAGATAGTTGCAGCGCCTCTCATTACATTGTTCTCATCTACTGCCACAAAAAGCTCCCAATTACCGTTGACAAGATAGCTCAGTACATGGTCGTCATTATACGTCATGTTAGATGAATTCTCACCACTCCCCTCCTGCAAACCAGCCACAATATGCGGCCTCGCTAAAGGCCACGTCTGCTGAATAAACTCAAGAGGTACTGCGTGTAAAGTTATCATATTACTGACTCATAGTCATTCTACGTCTACCTGGAATAGGCGTTCCAGAGGAATCAAGAACTCGAGTGGTACCAGCGTTTATTACAGTTTGTGCAGGTGCATTATATTTTGGTAGCGAGCTTACTGTTGAAGGTACTGCAGAAGCTTGAACTGCTGGTGCCACAGGACCCATTAAAGATGGCAACCCTCCTGCATTGGAATTCATAGCTTGAGGACCAATTACCGCACCTAAGTTAGATATATTTAAAGGACCTAAGTCTCTTTGAGCAGCGGTGATAGGTCCAACAGTAGCTGATGAAGGTCCGCCGTTACTTGGGTTAATAGGCTGAGGTCCACTCGGTGGAAGAGCTACTGTTTGTGCAGATAAAGCATTTATACCACTAGGTGAACTCACAACAGTATTAGGGTTAAGCGTTACTTGTTGGGGTCCATACGTATTAGGGTTAATAGGTGCTAATGATGGTAGGCCCCCTGCATTGGAGTTCATATTACTCACAGAAAGCGTTGATGGGTCTATAGTCCCCACTATACCTGCATTCTGCGCAGGGGTCGGACTAGATGTAGCTGCATATACAGGTTGAGGTCCTGTAGGGGTTAAAGATACTGTTTGGTTGCTAGTTGTCGGATTTACAGATTGCACTACGGTATTATCAGGGAGCGACACATATTGATTTGGTATTACATTAGAGGGTAGTTTTTCAAATACATTTGAACCTGTTGCTGCCGTACCTGTAGGCATTGCGGTTATATTACCTTGTTGAAATATAGTATTAGCTTTCTCCGCTGCTAGTCTAGTCGCTTCTGCTTTATCCGCTGCTTGTTGATTGGCTAATGCGACTAGCCCTGCCTGTTCTGCTGCCGCTTTATCTGCAAGTACTTTTTTCTCAGCAGCTGCCTTTTCTGCTGCTAGTCTGGCCGCTTCTGCTTTCTCAGCAGCTAACTCAGCGGCTGTTTTTACAGTCCCCCCTGTAGGTGTACCAGTTGGAGTGCCTGTAGGTGTTCCTGTAGGTGTTCCTGTAGGTGTTCCTGTAGGTGTTCCTGTAGGTGTTCCTGTAGGTGTACCAGTTGGAGTGCCTGTAGGTGTTCCTGTAGGTGTTCCTGTAGGTGTTCCTGTAGGTGTACCAGTTGGAGTGCCTGTAGGTGTTCCTGTAGGTGTTCCTGTAGGTGTACCAGTTGGAGTGCCTGTAGGTGTTCCTGTAGGTGTTCCTGTAGGTGTTCCTGTAGGTGTTCCTGTAGGTGTTCCTGTAACAATAGGCTCACCTGCTTTAGGCACTACAGGAAGTGTTGTGTTCGTTGTATCAGGCGCACCTGGTTTAGTTGCTTTCCCTGCTGAGTTAGTAATACTAGGCTGATATATTTTTGATAATGCAGGGGATAAGCTTGTTTGTGCATTAGGGTCGTAAGGCTGACCAGCAGTATTAGCTAATTTTAATAAGTCTTTAGACGTGGGGTTGTTCTCAAACGATTTTTTGATATTGGTTAAATCAGGCGTTTCAGGCATCTTTAGCTGATTTGTATAATCCGCCGCGTAAGGATTTTTATACCCTGATAACATCCCGTTTAAAATGTTTGAGTATGGTGATGTAGAGTTAGCAACTAATTTACCAGAAGCATCTAATGACGGTGCACGGTATACCCCTTTGTTAGGGTCGTAGTTATCTACGGCTTGCTTCATTTTTGCTGGCGTGTTTACCTCACTGATACTACCAGAATAAGGCCCAAGCGCGGTAATCCCTTCATTTGGTACAGTATCATTACCCGCTCCACCCGTTACCGTAGAACCTGCTGTAGGAGTTGAAGTATAGGCTGAGGCTAATTTAGTCGAGTCGTTTAGATATTCAGCTAACTTACCGCTACTCGCAAGACCTTCCGCGCCACCTACATCAGCAAGACTAATACCTTGAGTCTTTAAGTCAGCAGTAGCCGCCTTGACTGCAATATTATTTATGCGCGTATCAAATGTATCTTGGGGGATAGTCCCTGCTGCTACACTTTCTAAATAGGCTGGCGTAAACTCTGGCGTACCATCTGCTTTTTTTAAATTACCATAAGTGTCTTTTAACGCAGTTTCATAGTTTTTAACTGCTGCAGGGTCAGTCTTATCATAAGTTAACTGAGCTTGAGCTAACGGAGGTAATGTAGCAAAAGGGTCTTTAGATAAAACAGCTTGTACATTAGACGGCATTTTGCCGTCAGTCATCCACGTATTAAGCGCTTTTTTGGCAATAGGCATCCCTGCCTCGTTTATGTTTGCATCGTTTTTTAAAAACGTTTGCCATAATCCAATTTGCTCGGGTACTGTTTTAGCTTTAGCTAGTTGCGCTTGAAGTTTTTCAAACGCAGGAAGATTAATATTATCTTTTAAGTTACGACCTTTAATAGGATTATTGTCAGTGAGTACTGTCCACCAATCTGATTTTGTTGATGCTGGTAAAATATCCATCTATGTCTCCTAAGCTGGCAGGTGTTTATAGGCTTTTGGGTTGTCTGAGAACTTACCTTTGCCAGTTGTTTTTTTACGGTCTGACTGAATACGGTCCATCATTTGATATAAGCGTTTAGCTCCTGCATCCGTTGAGCCGTTACCTAATTCAGAGACAATTCTTGAAGGAATAACAAATTCCCCTTCAGCAAGTCTAGCAGGCTGCTTACCCCCAATAGTAGCGGGGATATCGTCAGAAACGCCATCGCCAGGACCTTTAAGCAATCGTCCGCCATCAGAATACCCTCCTAAATCAGAGATACCACCGTGTGCCATCAGTTGCACAGAGTCACCCATATAACCTTGGTTGTTTGACACTTCGTTACGGTTAGGGATATCAAGCGTTCCAGGGCTTTGCATTTGTGGTGCTTGGTCATAGTTATCTAAATCGGTAATCCCACCTGCTGCAAACTGAGGTCCATAAGGCTTATATACGTTAGGGTTCCACTTATAGTTACTACGAATACCTTTTTGTTCTGGAGGTGAGAAGTCAGGTGTCATAGCAGAATCGAGTGCCATACCTGAACCCATACTAAGTGCAGCCGGAACAAGCACATCATGTTTAGCAGCGAAGTTACCAATACTCCCTAACGTACCCCCAGAACCAGCCATAGAAGCAAGACCAGCACCCGCAGCACCACCTACAGCACCAGTAAGTGCACCTTTACCCATAGCCTCACCAACATCTTGACCTTGTGCGCCAGCAACTAAACCGTTAATACCAGCATTCATAACACCGCCTTGCAGTGCTCCACCAGCCATTTTAAGACCTGTGTTACCTACTATATTCCCTTGTTGCCCTGTTAAATCAGCAAGAAAGCGAGTCCCCATATTGGCATCTGTGTAAGCTGAAGCATTGGCTATTTGACCTTGAGTTGCTTGAGGGCCAACAAAACCAGGCTGACCGGGTTGAGGAGGTAGGATACCAGCGTCAGAAGGATTAAGAGTGCCAGAAGGTACTGTAGAAACTGACGCAGGGGCTTGGCTAGCGTTAACTACATCATTAGTTGCATTTGCTAAGCTAGCTCCTGACTTAACCACATCGGCTGCTGGCGCAATCACATTAGTTGCATTCTGTGCAGTTGCTTGAGTCACACCAGGAATGTTCGTAAGCGCATTATTTAAACTTCCAAGACCTCCCTGCGATGCTGTAGGTAAAATCCCAGATGTAGTCCCTGCTGTAAGTGAAGTATTCCCAATACCTGCTAAACCAGCCCCACCAGTACCCCCCGCTCCACCAGCCGCTCCACCAGCCGCTCCACCAGCCGCTCCACCAGCCGCTCCACCAGCCGCTCCACCAGCACCGCCAATAACACCAGCTGAACCGAGAGCACCGAGTCCCCCAAATACAGCGCTACCGATACCCGCACCTAGTTTAGCCCCTTCTAAGGGGTCGTCTCCAGCAATAGCTGAGCCTGCGGCACCTAAACCAGCACCTCCAAGAGCACCAGTAGCACCTACGGCGAGACCTCCTAAGATACCGCCACCAGCAGCCGCAGATATAGCACCTGCTGCGCTAACCATACTTGCAATAAAACTCATAAACCTTCCCCAATTAACTGTTGTGTTTTTAGCTCGTACTCTTCAAAAGAATCAGATACAAGCGCTTCTTCGATAGCGTCAATGCTATCAAGGTCAGTTCGATGAACTGTAATAAATGTACAATCTGTTTCAGCGTAGCCTAGGCGTTTAATACCCGGCTTATCAACTGTGATGTAAGGTGCGGTAACAACTGTAGACGTTTCACCGTTTGTGATGCGAAGTGTACCCTGAGCTAGAATACCAATGCTTTCGTGATTGTGAATCTTACCTGTAAGCAAACAGCCTTTAGGTATAAAAAGAGACCGACAATAAACACCGCTCAGATGATAATGCTGTGCGGGAGACTCTACCTGTGGCATAGCCTTCATAAGGGCTTCTAATTCTAAGATTTTTGGCATATTGCCAAGGGTTGCTAAATCGCTCACGATACCTCCAAAGTTTAGCTAATAATATCATGAGTATAGTGCTGAAACAAACGTAGCGGTAAGGATGACAGGAGGTATTGCAGGGGAGAATGAATTAGCCGCTTCTGCTTTTATTATAACGCCCACATGGTCAGCTGCCCAGTAAAGCTCAAAGTAATCCCCAGCATTCATTGGAAGTACAAAATTCCATGCAGCTACCATCTCAGAGCTACTAGACCCCGTTAGCTGAAGCTTAGTATTAGAGTTAGGAATATCTACCCCATTTACTCTAGGCCACACCCACGCAGCCATCGTACTGCCAGCCGTCTTAGCCAGCTGCGCAGAGAATTGAAAGTTATAATATCCCGCTACATCTGTTACGATGTGAGAGGTCGTTGTTCCAATAGCAACTTGGTTTGATACGGCTGTATTGTTAAACGGTATGGCGTAAGCTGTATTTATAACAGGTATCGTCTGCTGCGTAGTCAAATAAAAACTACCAACAGGAAATTTAAAAGCAGCTCCCCCTGCGATACTTAGCAGGGATTGGAATACATTATCAAGTTGATTGAAGTATAAGCGCAGTACGTTGTTTAATTGGTCAAGGTAGTTACGGCTATATTGCACCTCAGCAAAAGGTAAACTTGGTGCTTTAGGGGTTTGGACTGTATTACTCATCCTCTTTGCCCGTCTTGCTTAATTTCGAGTCGCATAGCACCCAACTGCCACATAGACCCTAACTGATTGTTATATACTTTAAAAGAAAACTGTCTACCGCGTACGCGGATAAATACTTGTCCTGTAAACTTCTCAATAGGCACAGTCGCTGTGCGCGTTACCGCCGCTTCATATGTTCCGCCAACAGACGCTGGGTCTGTATACCCACTCCCTGCGTTCATCAAAGGGATGATAGAAAGTGTTGCTGTTGGGTTCTCTGTTGTAGAACCCCTAAACGTCATATCAGGCAGGATTCTGCGAATAAACACAAAGTTGTGCCCGTCATCAATATCAGTTTCAGAGCTTGTAATGTAAGACTCAATAGCTGTGGGCGTAGCTGTTTCGTTATTATCAAGACCACTTTCGTGGTTAACTAAGTTATTTGAGTAAGTAGCTGCAAGAGGGAATTCTAAAATCCCAGAGTCAAGCCAAGCGGTGCGACCCATCGTGCCGTAATACCATATATCTTCAGCGTAATTATAGATTACATATTTGTCCACCACCGTACTATCGGCAGAGCAGTAGAACCACCAGACTTCGTTAAAGCCTTCATTGGTACTGGCAAAGACTTGTTCGGATTGCTGTGCATTAAAACTATTGAATACGTATTCCCGTAAGTCGCAGTTTTGTGTTTGCACACGACCATCGTATTTATAAAATTTATCTCGCCCCATCCAGTACACAACACCTGACGCAAGGGCGGCTGCGTTCTCACCTACAATAGAGATATTATCGCCCATAAGTTGAGCATTCCAAACCAGCGGGTAACCTAAGTACTGCATAGAGTAGAGAGTAGAATCCGTCCAAACTAGAATCTCTTGACGTGTTTGAAGTGCCGTAATAATCTGAGACCCACGAGTTAGGGTCAGTGACCCTGCTTGATTAGTAGTAGACGGTGCCCAGTCAGCTGCATTCTCTTGGTCAGACCAGCGTACTAGCAGTGGGTTTTGAGTAGATACACCGTAGTCATTACAACCAAAAGCAAATACAAAACGAAAAGTGTCTGATACTGTGATGTAATTCTGAATAGTTGGAACATCTAATGCACCATTAATAGTAGCTAAATTGACCGCACGGTTGGAAATATACTGTGTGCCTGACTGTGTGCCGGTTGTAGTGATTAAAGCTCCAGAGGGTGTAGCAGATACATTAAATATACCAGCAGTATAATTGCGTACATAGTAAGTTGTACCTGTAGTAAGTCCTGTAGGCAGTGCGCCTGACGTTTCAAAGACTATCGGTGCGCCTTCAGCGTAGAGGTTAGTAGCTGTGACTACAGCGGGTGATGCTATTGTAATAGTAGCGGTAGTGCTTACAAGACCTCTATCTGCATAGTAGTAATACATCGCACCCGTGCGAGGACCGAAGACTAAATCTTGACCGTAGTTACTCTGTGACCATAAGCGAAGCGAGTCAGATGAAGACTGACCACTACCCCAAGAACCACTACCCCAAGCCCCTGCACCCCAACCACTAGTAGGCGTTTGATAAGCCGGACCTACTGACATCTGATAAACAGCACGAACTGTACCACCGTTCCCAGTATCTGAACTGTTCGCCGCGTACCCTACATTAATTGTATAAGAGTTAGCAGACACGTAGGTGATTTGATACTCGCGGTTAAGCAGAGAGGCTGTAATAGTCCCACCAAGCCCTGTTGCTCCGTTATAGGTAACATAATCTCCGTTAGCACAGCCATGCCCTGCATGAGTTACGGTAATAATCGCCGAGCCAGTAGAGGCAGTAAAAGGGTTCGTTAAGGTATTTGCTGTACGTATAGGCGTGATGTCGTAGTAGCTACCGCCACGAGAGATATAAAATTTGGAGTTAGTTCCAACTCCTATAAGCGTCACTTGTCCTAGTGTTTCCCAAGCCCATAGTGAACGGCATACCCCTAAGTAAGTAGAGGATGATATCTTATTCCAACCCCCTATTTTCTGTGGAGAGCCTTGACGAAAACGAACCTTGTCGCAATCATACCATCCGCCTTCTGTGTAATAGCGGGTATTCTCTCGGTTAACTCCCGACTTAAATACAAGTTTTTTAAGACCGATTGATGGCATAATTTAATCCTGTTTATCCGTTCCAACGTGCGATTTTACCATCACGAACATCAATATGGGTAAATGATTTGTAACGCCCAAGACCTTTGCAACCGTCATCAAAATGCTTCATGAGGTATTCTTGCACTTCTTTAGGCGGTACGTCTTTTACTTTAATGTCGGCTGCGTTACCTAGGACGTGCTGGCTATGCTTTGCACCACCCACTTTAGTGTTGTGTGCTTCACATCTTCTACCGCTCATAATGGTAATAGGCTTGCCAAATGATTCTCTAATGCGATTAAGTAGCTCTACAAGCTTTGGATTAACGTCTTTCTCTCCACACCCGCAGTGACACGCAAATTCCTCTGGTTTGAAGTAATTAGCCATACTATTTACCTTCTGAAACAAACAGTCCAATCATACCAAACACTACACCTGCCGCAGTCAAACCATCATGGATAGGACCAGCTTCAATATTCATTCCCGCCATCGTAGCGAGTGCCGCCACACTCGCGTGAGTTGAAGGCTCTTTTAATCTTGCGTTTAAATAGTTCCATATTTTAAGTATTTTGTTCATTTATCTATCCTATTAAGTCGAAGTTGCATAAATTGGGTAAGTACTATCTATACAGGTACTCTTCTAACAGCTCTGGCATAGGTAGTATTGGCTTTAACGATGTTGGTCTGAAGCCCATCGGTGAAGTACTGAACCGATACGCTGTTAGCAGCGGTCTCAGTAGAAGACCAATATGGGCCATAGACAAACGCATTCGTTTCACCAGCTCTAAAACCAATACCGGCGACTGTTTGCGCAGGAGAACCATTAGTATAATTTGTACTTACAGGCTCTGGAGATACCGCATTCGCGTTTGAACCCGATGAAGTATTGTTAGCGTCGGTAGTCGGTTTTAAGAAATAATACAGCACTTCTAGCTCGTTTTTAGCAGGTAGATACCAATCACTATATCCGCCAATGGTTAACCCTTCACAAAACACCGCTGCTTGATATGACGAGCCTAATGCTGCTAATGACGCAGAGTTTGTTGGTCCATTGATAACGGATGTTATTCCTGTTGTTACGCCATCTATCCCCCATGATACGCTTGAGTTTTCACCAGATGCTTTAGGGGCAACAATTAGATAATATTGCGTACCAGAAACGTTAATCTTACCAGCGTAAAATCCACCACCGTAGGCTTGACCTATAGTTGTCGGGCCTGCGGGCCCATAAGTTCCGCCAAGTACTGCTTGCATAATACCCGTCATGACACATTACCCGACACAACGCAAACTGTTGCACTAACAAATAGAATCGTAGCAATACCACGAGTAGCTAATGTGATAGACGTTTTAACTGTGTTTGCCCCCGCAATATAGGCTGTAGGTGCGCTAGTCGTAATAGTAATATTACCTGTTGTGTTGTTATAGACAGAGATGGCATCACCATTTGCAAACGTAGAAGTTGGCACGACAATAGAGCCGCTTGTTCCAACACCCACATATTTACCCACATCTCCAGTAACTAAAGTATATGCAGTTGTTTTATCTGAGCCTGTTTGAGGGATATTTTTATACCCAACACCATTTGTTCCATCAACCGTACAAGATGACAGCGTACCGCTAGAAGGTGTTCCAAGCGCACCGCCTGTTGAGTATTTACCGTTAAACGTAGACCAATCACTAGAAGATAATGCACCTCTAGTTGATGCGCTTGCTGTTGGAATATTTAACGTAATGACAGGGGTTGTTGTACTATTTGCAACTGATGATGAAACGTCTGTACCCGTAGTACCTAATGTTAAAGCCGCAACTGAAGTGACTGTACCGCCAGAAGTGGATGGTGGCTGCCAACTAGGTGCTGAAGTACCGTTAGATGTTAACACGTAAGTAGCTGTACCAGCAGCAAGCATTGCTGTTGTACCTGAAGCTGTTTGATAGGGTAGTTGCCCTGCTCCGCCCCCTGCTAAGTTGGTAGCTGTTGTCGCTGTTAACGCATTACCTGTCGTACTTTGATTAAGTGTTGGAAAGTCACCAGCTACTGCAATAGTCAACGCGCCTGTTGATGTTGTGCTTTTTAAAATACCCGTAGCTAACGCAGAAGTCCCTGCGCTGTAATCTGTACCAGAAGTCGCCGCTGAAATAGCCGTTCCATTCCCTTTAAGAACACCAGAAATACTGGTCGCCAGCGTAATAGCAGGTGTTGATGTGGGGTTTGATACTGAGCCTGTAAATCCGTTAGCACTAGCAACTGATACTGTCGTTACTGTCCCGTTAGAGGATGGAGATACAGCCGTTACAAAGTCAGACCCATTCCAAACAACCAATGCACTTTTATTAGTAGGAACACTAATACCCGTAGTAGACGCACCTTTAAGCACTACCGCTGCATCAGATTGGTTAACAACAAAATAGCCTTTACTTCTAGCTGGAGCGATAATATTACGTGATACGCCCGGTGTTCCTGTAGCAATGAGAATTGCACAGCGAGCCTGATTAGGTACGCCAGAACCCGTATCTGTTAAAGTCCAATCCCCTGAAGTAACACTAGCTGTTGCTGTCCCTGCAATCGCATCGTCAAGAAGCTGTGTAATACTATTATTTACTTCAGTACCCCAAGTACCAGTAAGCTCACCTTGAACTGGAAGGGCTAAACCTAAGAGCGTGGTATAAGCTGTTGTCATGTTTTTAACCTAATGTGTTAATTGAACCCCAGTTAGGGGTTTGGGCTGTATCTATAGTGCCCCAGTTAGCAGTTTGTATGGTAGATATATTACCCCAATTTGCGGTTTGTGTATCATCAATTTGTTCCCAAAGCAGGCGACCTACAAAGGTACCTTCAGTTGCTATGAGCGTCTCAGTAATAAATACATTAGATGTACCATTTGGGAAATAAGTGTCCTCTGCAACACCTTGCGCTAATAAAGATACATTATACGTACTACCCGCTGCACTATACCCATCGATACCTACTAGTGGTGCATCTAAGTAAGCATATAAATAAGCTGCTACCGCATAGCTATCCGATAAAGTAATGGTCTCTGTAATATCTACAGGTTTTGTGACATCTCCAGTAACATCTGCATTTGCTGTTAACGCTTCTTGATATGCGGCAATATAAGATAGATTTACCAAATACCCATCTGTTGAAATTAATGTATCAGAGGTTGTTACATGGTAAATAGACCCAGACGCTACATACAAATCAGCAGATATAACACTTTCAGAGAACGTCACATTATAGGTACTGCCCGCTGCGCTATACGCATCAGTTGAGGTTAAAGACTCAACCACATAACCCATAATAGGTACTACGCCTATTGTATAGTCGTCAGACGCCGTTGCGGTTTCAGTAATATCTAAATAAACATTGGACGAGAACGCATACACATCATCAAGCGTACCATATTCAACAACATTTACATCAAAGGGTGTACCATTATCGAACGTATCTGTTGCTGTCACGCTTTCTGTAAGCGTTAGCTGAGTACCACTAATTGAGCTATATACGGTAGTGACAGGCGCAGATTCTGTAATTAACCCAGTTCGATTAAATGTATTAGTAAATTCATCTGTAGGTGTTGCTGTTTCTACCACTGGGGCTGATTGCGCTAATGCACCTACACTGCTATCGGTTGCTGTTAAGTCTTCTGGTTGGTCTGCGCGTGATGTGCCTATAGAAGTAAAGACATCGTCTGTTGTTATTGTTTCTTCAATACTTCCAATATTACCCGATATACCATCAACAGTAGACGATGCAGTAACCGTTTCAGCTACATCTACTCGGTTAATAGGCGTAGAGCCTGCATACGAATCAGAAGCTGTTACTGATTCAGAAACATCAGCACCATAATAAATTAAAGCACTAACACTATCACTTGTTGTAAGCGTTTCAAGAACATCAACAACTTTAAATGAGCTAGGGACAATCGTAAGACCGGCAATCGGCGCAGCGGCAAATGGCGTAAATCCAAATAAACTTGCTACTTCATCAAATGGAGTTTGGTATACATCAGAAGCAGTGACTGATTCAGATACTGATACAACATAATTAATATTGCCAGATAGACTATCTGACGCAGTGGCACTCTCTGTTAAATAAGCGTGGTTATCTAAGCCTATATACGCATCGGTAGCCGTTAGTGATTCAGTGATACCAACTACAATAGTAATTGGACCGCTATTGGGTAGCAGTGCAATCGGATACTCTGCAAAGGCTACTAACCCAAACATACTTTTATGGTGCTACTGGAAAATCTACAGTGAAAGGAAACCCTGCTTGCAAGGTAATATCTCTAAGTGCTTGGCGATAAACTGCCCACGCTGCTTTGTCTACAGGCGCATCAGCTACTTGTGTCCAGTCTGATTGTGTTAACAGTGCATTTCGTCTATAGCGAACTTCATTGGCTTTCTGTGCTGTTTCAGCATCAAGCTCATCTTGTGTTTTAGCTTCAACAATTACGTCATACACTACGCCATTCTCAATATATGGCTCAACAAAGGTTAGTTTTTCTGTTGATGAATGCGCTTTACCAGACTGTATTTGATAAGCATTGCGCTCTTGCGCCCACATTAAGTCAAGACCTTCAGGTGGAAACGATACATTAGGAAACACCTCTGTATGCTCACCATGAGATAGGATTTGGTTATTTTCAATTATGGCTATTTTCATGTTTATGGCCCGTAGGTTGGGAATGGTGCAGTTGGATTAGTAATTGTTGAACCTGTATATCTACAAACGCCTTTAGTTACTCGTAAATCATAAACATATCCTGTAAACCCTGCTGTAGGTAACGCGGAATTATAATTTATATATGCCGTCCCAGCGGAATAATTTGTTGAATATGTCCCTGTCGCAACGGACGATGTATCAAGGTATATTGTTACAAGATTTGACGCATTTCTGGTTACCGCTACATAATGCCAAGAATTTAAAGGCACTGCTGTTGTGCTAGACACTTCAATTGCTACCCCTTGTTGAGCAGTAGCTAGATACCCTAGTGAATTAAGCCCAATTTGAAAACCTGATAGCACAGAAAAAAAAGCTGAAAAATTAGCTGCAGCAGTAAAATAAACCCACATTTCAACTGTAAATTCCCCCGGTAAAGCCAATACAGATGAACTCGTCACCGTTAAATAATTGGATACCCCCGGAAAATACACCGATGACCCTGTATTAAACTTACTTTGCGCAGTGCTAATTACTGTATTACCACTAATAGTAGTAGTTAAATTATTACTAGAAGAATCTTTAATATTAGTTGTTGTGCCATTTGCACCATTACCAACAAGCAAATACGACACGCTATTCCAATAAGGGTCGCCCCCTCCGCCAGTAGTTGCAAACCTCGATAACATACTCATCGCACAAACTTCCCATAAATGGTTGTACCCGCATCGCGAGTCCAAAGTAAGCACCAGTCTGTACCGGAGGTTTGCAAAGTTACCCCGTTAGAAGAAAATGTCGTTGTCGTTGCACCCGTAGACGTAATCCAGTTAATAGTCGGCCATGTGATTGTGCCTGCTGCGCCTAAGTTAACTCCTTCAATTAAAAGCTCACCTAAGTTACCCGATGGAGGCCAGTTTGAAATTGAAAGTGTAGGACTGCTTGATGCTGTTGGTGCCCAGCGTTGCTGAGAGCCATTAGTGAAATTTAAAGCCGCTGTGGTACTGCTGTTGTAGTAAACCCAGCCAGTATCTTTATACATCGTTCGAGTCAGTAAATAGTCACCGCCCGTTAAGTCACCACCTAATGTCATTGCACTTACTGTCGCAATGGTGGTTGTCCCTGTAAATGTAGGACTTGCAATAGGCACCGTTACTTGTGACGGGAGCGTCACAAACACATCTTTAACCCCAGCAGTGAACGTAACCAAACTACCTGAGTTACTAGATGAATACACCGTTGTTCGCGCTAAGGTATTACCTGATGAGCTATAAGTACCAAGACCTACTTCCCAGTTAGGGCCGCCTTGGTCTGCGATTGTGTAGTATGTTGTATTACCATTACCAATAGCTGATGAGAAAGCTTGGCAGCCCGTAACCGCACCTGCTAATGTAACAGCTCCTGTACCAGTTGTGGTGGATGTCTCTCTAACTCTATCAGCTATTACTAAAGCCATACTATACCTCGACTAAATCGTCTTCTGAGAACCAGCGTTCTTGCGATACTTTATTTGCGTCAGTCCAAGATACTAAATACTGAATGTCGCCTTCTTGATTAACATTCAATGCGCTAACTAAACCTTGTGGCACAGGGCTTACTACTTTAACTTCTTGACCTACTTTAAAACTTGCAGCCATGATAATCTCCTAAACGCTTGCAGTGAATGTGACGAGTAGCGAGTCACCAGAAACAACACTACGGTCACTACCAGTAAAGCTACCTACTGAATAAAGCACGCCAGATGTTGTAGCGCGTGTTTGAGTTTGGCACATCAAAGCACCAGCGATAGTGGCTGTTGCGTTAATACTAAAAGTTGTTGAAGTAGATGAAAGCGAGCCAGACCCCGCAGTTCCCCACCCAACCGTAATACGATTAGTGCCAGTGTACGCTGTGCTTTCAGCCCACCCGGAAGATACCCCATCACCATGAGAAGATAATGTATCTGTTGCAGCGTATTGCGGTACAAACGACCCTATTTTTTGAACAAGACCCATATACCAAGCCGCTGTCCAAGAGGTGCCTTTGAAATACTGAGTTAATAAGTCGTTTTTACCTACCGTCACTACTATATTTTCAATAGCGTCTACCCATTTAGTATCACCATCTGAGCCTACGCAAACTACATCGTAGTGACCTTTAACTTTGATTTGTTCCTGCATATCACCAGCGCGAGCAATCTCAGCGCCACTAACGTCAACAGGATTGATTTTTTCTGATTGCATTATATACCCCTAATTAGAAGACCGGATGATGGCAGAAGTTGCCGTATTCGCCGGAAAGGTTATTGTAAAAGTTGAAGTCGTTGTTTTATCGCTACCAAAGTCCAGTACAGCTACAGAACGATTAGCTTTAGAGCTATTATATATCAGAGCGCCGCGTGCTGTGAAACTAGCTGATGTCCATAAAGGGTTGTCAAAACTAATGTACGCAGTCCCGTCAGATGCATTTACTGTAGCGTTCAAGAGTTCTTGCCCACCAGTCGTATATCCAGTAGGAGTAGGCACTCCGTTAATAAGCACCGTCTCAGGTACTTCGTCTACATCAGTATATATCAACGTGTTTTGATTAAGCGTAGCGTTAGCTGTGTACAGAGCAATTTTAAATGTATCCGTATCAAAGTTATGGATAGCCTCGTAAAGCTCTTTTTTAAAGCTGGTTGTTTGGCCTTGTACTATCATCTAACAGGTATCCTTGCTTGACCGTTACGGTATGCATCACCTCTATCTTTACCCGTAGCCAGTGTATTGAGTAGGTTCATTGCTTCTTCGTAGCGTTGACGGTATTGAGTCATGATGTCTGCATCACCTTTAAGGAACGTGTACGCTTCTAATATAGAGCCATACAGCAACGCAGAGTCAAAGTTTTCACCTAGCCATGTATTACCACCAGACTCTTCACTTGTAATAGAAGGCGGGTAGTAGAAGTAGTGAAGCTCTGTTTCATACTGCACATCAGGTGTAGGTCCTAAGATAAACGTCAATTCGTTTATATCATTAGAC